ATCACTGTAGGTTTGTGATATATGATGATATTTATATATTATGGATAAAAGCAAGATTATAGATGAAATATTAATGGAGTGGGCGATGCGTTCGCCAGATGGTCTTGTGGGTGGGCATGACACGCCAGAAAACATGGCGGTGCTGAATGAGATATTGGCCGAAAAGGGTGCATTGAGTGCCGCCGAAAAAAATATAACAGGTATAAATCCTTTTCAAAGCAATTTAGAAAAAAGTACAATGTCGCTGTCTCAACAAGAAAAAGATACACTAAATCCATTGGATATAAAGTATTTTGAAAAAGTTGGACCGAGATATATTGCAAGAAAAGATCATCCCATAAAAAATTATGCGGGATCAGCAAGATACAGCGACTTGGCGCAAATGGAAAAAGTACTTAAAAAAGTATTTCCAAACACAAAAGTTGAGCCAGCAATTGAAAAATTTGAATTAAAAAACAAATATAGCAAACCCGAGTGGTCATTGGAGTATTTAGAGAATGTAAAAAGTTTCAATAGACCATCTGCGATAGGAATTTTAAGCGCGTTGGACCAATTAAGTAAAGAAGATAAAGAAGAATTTTTAGATTTAAAATTTGATAGACTTGATGCAAATGAAGCAGTTACATTTTTAAATAGAAAAGGCCCAAGTTATACGAAATTTTTAAAAGCACTGGATGCCTCTAGAAAAGCCAAAGCGAAAGACGGCGATCCAGATGAGGGAGAGGCAAGCGGTTCAAAGGCAGGACGAGGAGAATTCATTATGACACTCTTGATAAAAGGAGCGGAGTCGGCGGGAATTGCCTCCGGTGATATTATTTTAAATGACGGTAGAAGTATAGAAGTCAAAGAAACCGATGATGTGGGAGAATCATTTAGAGCAACCCGTGCATCGTTTGGTGGACAATTTAATAATATTCCTTATGTCGCTGCGGTGAGCGAACTCATTGCTTTTTGTTCTGGAAATAAAGAGAGAGCAGATGCACTGATTGAACTCACAGAAAAAGCCGGTATAGTTGATGGTACTGGATCTGGAACTGGTAAGAAAAGAAAAGAGCTTAGTTATTTAAAAATATTTTTCACAAACCCTAGTATAGAATCTATCAATACTTCTATTGTTTATGGTCTCGAAAAGCTTGGTGCGCATATTCGCAATATTAACAAAGAAGAAGCAGAAAACCAAATAATGGCACCCGACAAAGTGGAGTTTGATGTAAAAAACCAAACCAACGTACTGAAGGTAACAGATGTTGATCCTAATTTAATAGATAAAGTACAAAACCCACCGGCAAAACCAGAAACAGTCACTATAAAAGTTTCTTCTATAGAAAAAGAAAAAAAGAGAGCAGAATTGATAATACCGCAAATAAAAAAACTTAAATTTTTTAAATATGAAAAAACTTCTATGAAAGAAGTCTTTACTCCCGAAAATATTGCAAAAAGCATGTTTGAGGCAATGAGTAAGCCACCGGGACACTATACGGGTGGTATTATATTTTACAATAGTAATAATGGAAAATTTACATACGAAGAAGACCTCACGAACTTTAAACACGGTCAATATTATTTTCAAAGCTATCAACAAACGGGTCCAAAGTTCACAAAGAAGGAACCGGATAAAATTAAATCATGAAAAGAACATTATTTGAAACAATAATAGAAGATTTAGAATGCACAAAAATTGAATCGGGAGTTTTTGATGCATACAATCCAGATCATCTCGCTATGCTTGTAGAAAGCATGGTTAATTTGGGAGTATCCGAGGAGCAGGTGGAGGAGCAATTGCAATCTGCAATGGAAGAAGGAAAATACCCGGAGCGCCAAGCATACAATAAAGAAGGATGGCTTGTTACGTTTCCATCTAAAGAATATCGCGATGCTGCAATCAAGAAAAGAACACATTTTAGTTCAGACCCAACACATGGAAAAGGTGGAATGAATTTGTATTATAAGAAAAAAGGAAAGCAAAAGCGCCAAAAAGCACAAGTTACAACAACAACGCAATCACAGGGCGAAAAACCAACAGCAGCGGCTCCACAACAAAAGACTCAAGTACAGCCACAAGCAGTAAAACAAACAGAACCGACAAAAAGTACAGCAACACCACAACAAAAAGAACCAGAAGACACAGAAGATCTTGATTTTGATTCAAGAGATGATGATTTGGAAAGATATATCGCCGCAAAGTCTGGTGGCAAATTCAAATCAAAGTATTCACAGCCTACACAAACAACACAACCTTCTACGGAACCATCAAAACCAGCCACAGCACCCGCAATCGACGTTCCTGTTGTAACTGCTCCACCGAAACAATATTCTGAAGTATCGAAGAAGTTTGCATCACAAATTATGTACTTTTTCAAAAAAGGACATGTATCAGGAAGAGATAGAATCCATCTCTGATTATTATCAGATTGTTGATGGAAAAGTGTATGTGCTTGAAAGCAAATCAAATTCATATGACATATTTCTTACCTATAATGTGGTAAAGAATGGCGGACAATTTTATCCCAACACAATTTCAGTTCATCGTAAAAAAGAGTTTAACATCATATACAGCATAAATGCATTGAATGGACTGATACTGCACGAGAATAATGGAGTACAATCATCAACTCATAAGATAGCTTGGGAAAATTACAGCAATTGTTTTATATCAGCAAGAGATGGTAAAGTGAAAATCACGCCAACAAAATTGCTGAAAATATATCGTATAAATTAGCATATATACTTGACGGATTGTTTGTGGTCGTTATAGTTATATCCGAATTAACGAATGACTAATTAACGATTGAAAAATGAACATCACGTTTATTATAGATTGACGATTAGCATTTTTTGGTTCATAGTATTCAACATTGACCGAGTTGAGTACTTTCAAATTGGTCAAACAACATTAAACATTAACGAATAAAAAATTATGCCATTAGATCTAAACAAAATTAAGAGTCGTCTTGATACACTCAAGAACAACACTACCAAGTCCACTGCTCTGTGGAAACCGCAAGGCAAACAAACGATCCGTATTGTTCCTTACGCTCACAATCCTGAAAATCCGTTCATTGAACTGCTTTTCCATTATAACATGAACGGAAAGACATATTTGTCCCCGTCTTCATTTGGTCGTCCTGATCCTATTGTTGAGTTTGCCAACAAACTTAAGAAGAGTGGATCCAAGGATGATTGGAAGCAAGGTCGTGCGCTAGAGCCCAAGCTTCGCACATATGTTCCTATTCTTGTTCGCGGACAAGAATCCGAGGGTGTGAAGTTCTGGGGCATGGGCAAGCAGGTCTATCAGGAACTGCTCGCAATCATCGCTGATCCCGATTACGGTGATATCACTGATCTAAAGACTGGACGCGACATCACTGTCGAGTTCAAGACTGCGGAGGAAACTGGAAAGAGCTTTCCTGAGACCACAATCCGCGTCAAGCCCAACACCAGCATTGCATTCGATCCGAGTGACAACGCGGTGAAGGAAAAGGTCAAGAATCAGAAGAACGTTACGGAACTGTTCCCTGAATTGACTTACGAGGAACTTGCTGCCGTGATGGATACTTGGCTGAATGCATCTGAAGCAAATCCCGACGGTGAAGCTGCTCCAGAAACTACTGAGACAACTGAAACTGCCGAGGAAACAGCAAAGCCTGTTCAGAGCGCAACGGCAAAGGCGGCTATCAAGCCAGCCAACTCCAGCAAGGCAATTGCTGACGAATTCAACGACTTATTCAACTCGTAAGAGTTGGATGTTGGTGAAATGATTAAGTGGGGTGTGCCGCGTGGGTGCGCGGCACACCTTTAATCTCAACTATAAACATTATGGAAAAAGAAAAAAAGAAAAAGTCTGTTGAAGTAGAATTGACTTCTGGTAGAGATGAATTGGCGGAATCTATTGCTGAATCACTGAATAAAAACAGCGATGGCAAGGTTGCGTTTTTTCTTGATGCCGAAGATGATCCTTCACAAATCACTGATTGGGTTTCAACTGGCAATAGCTTGGTTGATCTTACAATCGCCAATCGTCCTAATGGAGGATTGCCTGTTGGTCGTATCACCGAACTAACTGGACTAGAAGCATCTGGTAAAAGCCTTATGGGCGCACATCTTCTTGCTGAAACACAACGTAAAGGAGGGTTGGCGGTATTTATTGACACTGAAACATCTGTGTCTACTGACTTCCTTACTGCGATTGGAGTTGATGTACCAAAGATGATGTATATCAATGTGGACACGGTCGAGGATGTCTTTGACAAAGTTGAAGAGATCATTGCTCTTGTTCGCAAAGCAAACAAGAATCGTCTTGTTACAATTCTTGTTGACTCTGTTGCTGCCGCTTCTACAAAGAAGGAATTGGCCAGCGATCATGGTGCCGATGGTTATGCCACAGGCAAAGCAATCGCCATCAGCAAGGCGATGAGAAAAGTCACAGGCTTGATTGCAAAACAGCGCATTTGCTTGTGCTTTACCAATCAGCTTCGTCAAAAGGTTGGATTCGTTGGCTTGGGTGACCCTTGGACCACCAGTGGCGGAAAGGCAATTGCATTTCACGCATCACTACGTCTACGTCTACAGCAAATGAATCAAATCAAGAACGCGGACAAGCAGACGGTTGGTATTCGTACAAAGTGCAAGGTTGTTAAGAATCGTATGGGACCACCTATGCGCTCTGTTGAATTCGATATCTACTTTGATCGTGGTATCGACAACTATAGCAATTGGTTGGAACATCTGATTGAGTGGGACATTGTAACCAACGCCAAGAAGGTCAAGAGTGACTCCAAGAAGACAAAGAAGCAGTTGGAAGATGAAAAAGAAGAGGATAAGAAGGCAAAGAGTCTTCAATTCATCATGCCTGTTGAGGGTAAAGAACCCGAAACAATCGTGTTTGAAAAGAGGGATCTGCCTAAGTTACTGAAGGATCGTCCTGAGTGCCGTGAATATCTTTATGGCAAACTGTGTGAAAACTTCGTAATGAAATACAAGGCTCCAGACTCCGAGATTGCGGACGACATTGAATATGACGACGCATCCGAAGGCTCTGACGAATAAAAAATGATCGTGTGGAGTGAAATACCTCCACACGGTTATCATATACATGCAAGAAGAAACCAAAAAGAAATTTTCATCTATATTTTCGCAGATTAAAGCGGAGCATGCTTCCTTGCCTGTGAATACAAAGAAGGACAAAAACAGTGATGTTCTTGTTGTTGATGGAACAAATAATTTCATTCGTTGTTGGACTGTGGTTCCAACATTGAGTGATAATGGTGATCATGTTGGTGGAGTTTCTGGTTTCTTGAGTAGTCTTGGTTATGCAATAAAATTATTGCGTCCAACCAGAGTCATTATTGTATTTGATGGCAAGGGTGGTAGTGAGAGACGCAGAAAATTATATCCACAATACAAGGAAGGACGCAAGGTGATGAAGCGTCTTAATCGTGCATACGAAGAAATGTCTGACACTGAAACAGAGCAAAAATCAGTGGTTGAACAAATGGGTAAACTTGTATCATTCCTACAAGAACTTCCTGTGAGTGTAATTTCAATTGATCATATTGAAGCCGACGATGCTATTGCATATATTGCCACACAAATGTATAAAGATGGCCGAGTTACCATTATGAGTGGCGATAAAGATTTCATGCAGCTAGTAAATGACCGTGTTCAGATTTGGAGTCCAATCAAGAAGAAGGTGTATGGAATTGCTGATGTAATCAACGAGTATGGTATTCATCCTACCAATTTCATATACTATCGTATCCTTGAAGGCGATTCTTCGGATAATATTGATGGTGTAAAAGGAATTGGATTAAAGACTGCGATCAAGAATTTTCCTATGCTTACTGAAGCAGAAGAAACATCTGTGGAAAAAATATTGTTGCGTGCAAAGGATTGTGTAAATGAAAAGAAGGCATATGCATCTGTTGTTGAACATGCCGAGATTGTTCAAAGAAATTATACACTAATGCAACTGAAGAACCCAGATTTTTCTCCTTCTCTTCAATTGAAGATACAAGAAAACACAGAGCATATTTATGCTTTCAATAAATTTCATTTCATCCAGAAACTGACCACACATGGAATGCACTCCAGTATTCCTAATTTTCATGTATGGCTTCAGGAGGTATTTTATCCGTTGTCGGTTTTTGCAGCATCTTAAATGTTTCAATATTTAATCGTTGACGGAACGACAACAGTCGTGTAACTTCTTATTCACTTAATCATATGGCACCAGTAATCATAGACAACTTACATAAGTTTGGCTTGGATTTTCAAGTCAAAATCATCGCGAGCATTCTCACGGATAAATCATTCCTTGAGCGTGTGGTAGATATCATTGAAGTGGAGGCATTTGAAAATTCCGCCCATCAATGGATCCTCAAAGAAATCATTCATTACCAGAATGATTATAAGGAGTTGCCTACCATGCAAGTGTTCAAGGTTCGCGTGGACACCATTGAAAATGCCGAATTAAAGGAATCTGTAACTGAACAACTTCGTCGTGTATACAACAAGGTCAGTGAAACAGATCTTCAGTTTGTACGCGAACAGTTCCTTGAATTTTGCAAAAATCAAAAGCTCAAGGGTGCCATTATGGAGTCAGTTGACCATCTTCAGTCTGGTCAATATGATAGAATTAAAGCACTGATTGATCGTGCTATGAAAGCTGGTATGGAACGCAATCTTGGCCACAACTATCACAAAGAGGTTGCTGGACGCATGAGTGAAATGTGCCGCAAAACAATTTCGACTGGGTGGGAAGTTGTTGATTCGCTCATGGACGGAGGTCTTGGGCCGGGAGAACTTGGAATTGTTGTTGCTCCTGCTGGTATCGGCAAGTCTTGGCTACTTTGCAGTCTTGGTGCAAAAGCAATGAAGCAGGGCAAAAATATTGCTCATTTTACACTTGAGCTTAATGAAAATTATGTTGGTCTACGCTATGACTGCTGCTTTACTGGAATT